GTTGGAAGGACGCCAAGGCCTCCGACAAGTTCTGACCGTGGCAACCCCCACCGACGACGAGCTGGCGGAAATGTCGAGGTGCTGGGGCGTGAGTATCGACCGCCTCCGCTTTCTCGCCACCTGTCCTCATTACGACTCTAAGCCACATATCCGGGTCGACGACTTTAAAGACCCGACCGACCGACACATCGCGAAGGCCATCAGGGAAGCCATCCGTGGCTCCTGGCTAACCGCTGACGCCGCCAAGATAGCGGGCGTACCTCTCAAGACCATCGAGGCCTTCGTTTGCCGTCATGGCATCATCTGGCCTCCCGGCTGTCGGCGCCGTCTTGAGTGGGGACGCGGCACGACCCACACGCATCGCCTAAACGACGAGCATAACAACCTCCTAGCCAAGGGACGGCTTACGATGGCTCAGGCCGCCGCTCAGGGCATCGCCGAAGGGCTCACCGCCAGCGAGACCGCCGATAGGTTTGGGTTCTCCGCTCCAGGGATGTATAACTCTGCCGTGCGTCAAGGCCTCCGCTTCCGCAGCCACTTTGAGAAGTTTGGCAGACACAAAGGCAAGCCACCCGCTCCAAGTGTATGAGCCGCCTTACCAAGTTTATCTTCGCTTCGGACAGTCACGGCGACATGGCAGACCCTCAAGCCCTATCGGCCCTCTACGAGTTTACTAAGGACTTTAAGCCAGACATTAAGATAGCCGGCGGCGATCACTACGACTTCCGAAGTCTCCGTAAGGGCGTCGGCACCGATAAGGAAGGCGCTGAGTCGTTGCAAGAGGACATCGAGGCCGGAGAAGACTTCTTTGCCAAGTGGAAGCCCAACGTTTATCTCTGGGGCAACCACGAACACCGCCTCGACTCAATGCAGGGCCACGGTCAGGCCATCGTCCGCGACTATTGCACCGACCTCAAGGACCGCATTAACCGCGTAGCTAGACAAAACGGTGCCAAGGTCATCCTGCCCTACCACGCCGACAAGGGAGTCTATCGTCTCGGCCCTGTTGCGATGGTCCACGGCTACGCCCACGGCGCCAACGCTACAATCGTCCAGGGCTTACACTACGCACCCTACGGCGGGGCTTTGATACACGGACACACCCACAACCTCGCAAGCGTCGCCTTGACCAAGCACGGTGGCGGTAACGCCTTCTCCGCGGGTTGCCTCTGCCGTAAGGACGAGATGGCCTACGCGGCTCACCGCCTAGCGACCTCCCGGTGGGGCTCAGGCTTTGTCGCTGGGTTCGTTACCAAGGGCGGGGACTATAAGGCTTGGCTTGTGCATAAGATGGGCGGCGTCTGGATCTGGCAGACAGAACTCAAGACCTTTACCCCATGACCCACCGCAAGCCCGACGCCCTGCTGCTTAAAGTGATGGCGGCTATCCACAAAACAGCCGAGAAGCCCGCTAAAGGCTTTCGCACTATCGACCAATGGGCTAAGGTCTGGAAGTGTAAGCGCAACGCCGCCCGCGAGTACGTCATCAAGGGAATGCAGCTTGGCCTTATCGAGGAGAAGACCTACCGCGTGAACATCCGGCGAGACGCCAAACCCTACCCCATCGCCCACTACGGCGAAATGACTCGACCTAAGAAGACCTAAGCCCCTTAGTCCCCCACCTTACCTCCAAGCCAATGGAACCAAAAACACCCACCTCGGTCATTGAGGTAGAACGCTACTTGCTCGGCTGTTGCATCCGAGACGGTGTCGGTCTGCCACAAGGCCTACACCCTTACCACTTTGAAGAGCCGGCCCTTCGGCTTGTTTCCCAAGCCGTCAAACGGCTAAACGACCAAAGCCTCGGCGTCGATGAGCTAACAGTCAGCGCCTTCCTTGCGGAGATTAAGGGCGGCTATTCTACGCACGAGATTAACTCCATGACCTCAGAGGTAGGCTTTACGGCCCTCAATCCGTCATGGGGTAAAATGATTACGAAGGCCTCTAGACTGCGTGACATTACCCGCACCGCTGAAAATATTGCTTATAGGGCATTGTCTGGGGATGACCCAGACTTCCTCCGCGTCTCCCTACAAGAGATGCTTCAAGAGGAAGAGACCGCCACCTCAGCCGTTAATGCCAACCCATCGACCGAGTACTTCGACCTCGACGCCATGCTGGCCTTCGACCCTAAGGATGATAAGACCGTCCTGATCGGTGCCGACCGCCGTTGGATTTGCAAAGGCTACCCGTTTCAAATCGTCGGCTTCTCCGGCACGGGCAAGTCATCCCTTGCCGTACACCTTGCCGTAAATTGGGCTCTTAACAAGGCCCCCTTTGGCCTTAAGCCCGTTCGAGCGCTCCGTATCCTAATGGTGCAAGCAGAGAATGACTTTGGGGACGCAGCTGAAGGGCTCATCGGTGCGACCGCTAAACTAATTCAATCCGAGAAGGTCACCCTCAAAGAGAACCTTATCTTCGTCCGTCAGTCATCTAAGGTCGGCTTTGAGTTTGTTGAGTACCTGGGCGAGATGGTCAAGAAGCACGCCATTGACCTCATCATCGCTGACCCCCTTTTGGCGTACGCAAACTTCGACATCGCCATGCAGGAACCGACCTCGGCTTTCCTACGCGGACCCGGTGGCGTCCAAGAGATGCTCCAGAGGACTGGGGCCGCCCTGCTGTATATGCACCATACGACCAAACCTAAGTCGGCTGACGATCTCGACGCGATGACCTCCCAGCAACTTGCCTACCTCGGGGCCGGCTGCGCTGAATGGGTTAACTTCGCCCGCGACTCTGGCTACCTGTTCCGCACCCATAAGAACACCTCGGACGGTCGGGCCGTGTACCGCTTCGGGTTCTCCAAGCGTCAGTCCCGCTCTGGCCTTAAAGACTCGACCGACCGCTTTGCCGGGCACGTTAACCTCTGCCACGCCGACGACGGCTCCATCCGCTGGGAGTACGCCCCAACCGACATGGACGACCAGAAGGCCCATTCCAGCCCCGCCAAGGGGTCTCTGAGCCGTCCGTTGTCCCTTTGAGGGGTAGGACAGCCTTAGCCCCCCATACCCCCCTTGGAACTACCCATGAGACCTCAAGGACTTACACTGAGCGTAGACTGTGCAAATCCGTATACTAGTATTATTGTCTCGGCTACGGCTCCGCTGACGCTCGCCTGCCTCGTCAATGGGTTCTGACGACCTCCAGAGGCCCAAGAGGAAGGCCACCCCGGCTCAAGCCGCGTACCTCCGTTGCCAAAGACGACTGACCAAGAAGTGGCGGCACCTCTGGAAGACTAAACCTAACGTCATGGAAAGAGCTAGGGAGAAGGCCACCTTAGCCGCCGCGCTAAAGGTACAGAAGTCCAACCAATGGCTACAAGAGACAATCAAGGAATGGCCTAGCACATTCACAGCCCAGGAGTTCAGGCGCCTTGCCTTAGCCCTACCCTACGTCCGCAAGAACCGTAAGCGCCGGATGCCTCACGCGTCTCTGGTGCGACGACTTAGGTCGATGACCCTGATCTCCTACGACCCTCGTCGAGCTGTATGGGTGAACCTATTAACATAATTTACTTACGCTGTCCTAAAGACCTCACACTCTATGCCCGTGGTCAACAAGTCCAAGCCGCCTAAGCAGCGCAAGCCGATGCCCCCACCATCTCGGGCTATCCCTTCCCGCGTTGAGAAGGAGAAGCAGCGCCGCTTTAACGCGTACTTGAAACTCTGGAAGACCATGCAGGACAAACAGGAGGACGACTTATGTCGCTGAACGACCTCACCGCACCCGCTAAAGAAGCCAAGTCTTTTGACGCGTGGTTCTTTAAGCAGTCCAAGAAGTCTCAGGACAAGATGCGTGAGGCTGGTGTCATCCCTTACCGCGAGATGGTGCAGAGCCGGCACATCTTCAACATCGACCCTAACCATCCAGCCTGGGCAACGGTGGACACGGACAACGTAAGGCACGAGGCCGAGACGTTCATCTCCCGCGACCACGTTGGCGTTATGCTTAAGGCGTTCTTCGATGCGGTCGCTTTCTCGGACTGCCATGCCTTCCGTCGACACGTCGAGCTAGTACGCTGGTCGCTCAGTCTGCCCGGCTGTCTCGGCTCGCGTACGCTGTGCAAGATGTATGGTCGGTCACATATGTGGGCACAGAAGCGGGCGAAGCAGATAAGACTCACGGTTAACGCTGACGCGGTTGGCCTGTTCCCGCATCACAGTAGCCCCCCCACGGCCCTACGGCGCACGAACCCATGCAAACCCCCATCCCCCCCGTAAGGAGTCTCCTAGACCCCCCCCGTACGCCTCGCGTGGCCCGACAC